TCCAATATACATCGTTAGATGGTCTATCGAAAGTAGTTAATCTGTCACGGCTTTGCCAATAAGAAGTAGCACTAAAATCAATATTATAATAGACAAGATATTTAGCGTTTTTTAAACTTATACCTTCACGTGAAGCAACAATTTGTAAAGCTATACATTTAAAAGAGTTATTAAACTCATCCAGATCTTCTGTCAAGTTTTCTGCCCCATATACTTGACGCAAGGCATTTAGTTCTTCCTTAAATTTGTAGAAGATAGCAATCTTTTCGTTTTCAAACTTCCATTTAATAAATTCTGCTTTAGAATAATCAATTACCATCGATGTGCCATCCTCGAACTTACAAGTTCCACTTGATAGTTGGTGTACCTTCTGCATCAATTTTACTCCAGTATCTCCTAATATGAGTCCACTTTTACCCTGCACAATTTTATCACGTTTCAATCGCTTAATAATGTCATAAGTTATAGGTAACATCTCGCACTCTAATATATGCTCGTTTACTTCGGATGTGAACCCAGCTTGAGCTTGTGTAAAAGTTATAATATACGGTTGTATTTGTGGTAAAATTTTACTTTCTACTCCATACTTATAAACTTTAACCTTTGCATATCCTAAATTCTGCTCTGTAACATTCACGTAGTCATTAGCCCATTTGTAAAAGTTGGTGTAATGTTTGAATGGACTTTTATCTGTTACCTGCAATTGATGATACCATTGGCTGAATGATTCAGGAGTTGGTGTTCCTGATAAAAATATCATTGGCACTTTGCTAAATCTTTTACGAATATCCTTCTGATATTTCGATGCTTTTGGAAATGCAGCTAATCCGTGTGCTTCATCAATTATAATCACATCAAAATCATTGTCATAAATTGTATGCAAAGACTCCTTGTTAATAATAGTTAGGTTGTATAAGTACCCAATGTTATCGTAATCACTTTTGATTGAGGAAAACGCTTTGATTTTAGTTATGAATAGCACTCGTTCAGCACCAAAGTTATAAGCAGTTTCTAATGCGGTAATTGTCTTTCCAGTTCTAACTTCCATCGATAGGTAGACGAATCCACATTCTTTTAGGATTTTGGTAGCTTTTTTAGCTATTTCGTCTTGATAAGGTCTTAATTCCATATTATACTGTGTATTTTAAAAAATAATGTGGCTCAAAAGCCTTTCGACTCTACCGAGTGACACCCCGATACTCGCCACATTATTATTCTACTTTTGTTATATATTTGTCCTCTATTGATGTATTTTTCTTTATGTAATACCTATCGTTTAATTTAAACGCATCATATACTTCAAGTTTATCATTGTAATTGGTATGTACTTTGTATTGATTGTCAGGATTAAATCTCGCATTAAATAAAAGACAATCTTCATTTCCTTCTTCTATACCATCTTGCATACAAGGATTTCTATTAATCCATTCGAACAATCTACCTCTTTCGTTATCAGTCAAAAATTTATAATGTATATCAATTACATCATCCCAAAACATTGCTCTTGCAATTGGTCTTGGTGGAATACACGCTTCAACTAAAAAACTAAATTCAAAAAAATCTATGTTAAATCTACTCATTACTCTATCAATCTATCAATGTTAATATTATGTTCATCAAGTATATCTGAAATTCCTTTTGCCATTGCATCTATGCCATCAAATACATCGTTATTAGTATTGTCTATACTTTCAAATCTACGTTCTAAAGTTTTACGCAATTGTAGTATATCAAATAAAGCACAAGCCATATCTAATGACTGATTTGCTCTATTAAACTCCATTTGTTCTTCGGGTAAATTAAATTCTAATGTTGCTTTCATATTTTATGATATTTTTAATGTGCTTTTTTGACCTTTTTTAAAGGCATCTTGCATCTGTTGCTTCTCCATTTCTTTAGCTTGTTTAACTATTTCTTTTGGTATATAATTTGGTGCAATACAAGATTGAACTACATTTACTAACCATTCTACTGCTGTTTGTTTTTTCATAATATTTTTTTTTGTAAATGTAATACTTTAATCTATTGTGTCAAAATATTTAACATATTATTAACATCAGCCAAAAGGGTTATTTATTTGGTAGATTTGGCTAAGGTTAAAACATTATTTCTTCTTCAGTTCCTTCTTCTCCAACCATAAACCATTTCATTCCGTTGCTATTACCATCATCGTATTTGATGTCTCTAAACTGGCAATACTTCTGTATGAATATTTGGAATCGTTTGTGTGTTAATTTGAATTGAGCAAAATCGGGATAATCACGTTTGAAATTATCTAAATATATTTGCTTATCAAGTCTAATTCCTATTGGCAAATTCTCGCTATCCATTGACCATTCGTTAAACTCAGGAGAGGTACTCGCAATAAACTTACGTAATTTAGTATTCTTACTATTTTGAGCAATCAAACCATAAGTAAAATAAGTTTGTAAGCACTCCACCATATAGTTGTCAAATCTGTGGAAATCATCCATCTCCCAATCATCAAACAATTGTCTGCCGAAATCCTGCTCAGGAGTTAAGTTCTTACCATAATATTGAGCTATCTCTAATTCGTGCCTTCTTCTATCTTGGCTATGTCCATCTCCTTTGATTGCATAGTTAGTAGAGATTATTACTTTAGGAGATTCGTGTACATTTAGCTTTATAGCATCTTTATTTTTCTTCTCTAATGTAATTCCTTCTGTAATCAAACTAAAGTTATTCTCAAAGTCAAATCCCTTCTTAACATCATCAAACACAAGTACTTTGGTTTCTAACGATATGGTTTGGTACGAGAATTGTTTTTTACTATCGTACTGCTTACCATCTATAATGTCCGTTCTTCTAATCTGACCAATCCCTTGTACAAATAATCCTTTTCCAGTTCCACCTTCGGGAGATTCTGATATGATTTCATCATTAAGGATTACAGCCTTGTTTTGAGAACGATTTTTGTAATTCAATAGTAAGTAACCTATCGTGCATTTCATTGCGGTAGAATCCTCGTGGGATATGTTCTCAATGAATTTCTGATAGTCGTTGTCAGTTGTATTTGTTTTTACCCAATTACGTTCCAATATTTGACTTTCCCATATATACTCATCCATCTCAAAATACTCCTTCAATTCTGTTCCTGTTTGTGTTACTTTTAAAACACCATTTGAGAACGGAATATAACTATAATCTTTGGAATCCTTGAGCATCATTAAGTCAATCGTTTCTAACATTATCAAATATTGCTCTGTAAACAAGTTATGATAAGTTGAGCAGTAATTAAATACATCAATATGCTTTCCTTGAAGTAGGTAGGTAAGAACAAAATCCTTAATTCTTGCTACCGATGATTCTCTTACTTTATTTGATTTTGTGTACACAAACATAGGTTTGTCGCTACCATTTGGGTAGTGTTTAGCAAATCCTTTTTCCTCTAAGAATAGTTTATATTTTAGCGAATCAATTTTTACGTTGTCTTTTTTATCTAAGAACCAAAAGTTATCATTCTCGCTTACTTCTTTTAAGTCATCAAACGTACTCTCATCAATGTTGTGGATTTTCATTACTTCTGCTTTGCCACGATGTAAGTCCAGTTTAATTCTGTCTATTTTCTGATAATCCTCGAAGTATTTAGAATCGAATTGCCTTTTACGGTAGGCAGACTTTATCGTGTTCTTTGCTTCTTGCTCTGTAAAATCTCCAATGATTACGTTATTGATAATATATCCTTCAGCACTATATTGACTGATTCCGTACTCACAAAATGCTCCAGCTATATCGAATACAAATGCGTTACGCTCTCCATCATTAAACCCTTTACCCCAATTAAATCGCATTATTTTATCAATGATTTTATCTTCATCTCCAATTGGAATTAACGGCACACGTTCAGCAATTGTAAATCCTTCATCAATTAATTTTGCATCAAACATTTCAGCATCGTAATTAACATAGATATTCGGGTCATAAGATTCAAAACAAACTCTGTCCACATTTGAATTGGCAATGTCAAAATAATCAAAATCAAATTTCTTCTGAAATGCTTTGAAGTATTTAGGATGCGTTTCCTTGGTGGCTACTGGTATTTTTACAACTCCTTTTATACCATTCCCTGAAGGCGAAATAAACAAAAGAACGAAGTGTGGGTTTTTCTTCAATAACTCAAAATGTTCGTTAATATGTACAATATCGGGGTATTTGTCGTAATCTACAACCATTAGTCCTGAATGATTAACTAATCCATTTGAATTTCTTTCGGTAAATTCTCCAGCGAATAAGATACAAGGAAGCTGTTTTTTCAAATCCTCTCCTTTTCTAATACGCTCAATTAAATCTTTGCTTTTCCCATCTCTTATTCTATCGACAACCTTTTCGATTGGCACGATAAATGGAACTTCTTTTGATTTTAATAAATCTCTAAAAACTGATATTTTCATAATTATAATTTAAAAAGCCTTAAATCATTGCCATCCACTGCAAATCATTAAGGCTCTTATGGTTGTGAAACCAAATGTCTTAAAGTATGTGGATGTTATACTTGTTAGATAAACCCCATTTTTTAGGGTCTATTGTTCAGTAAAAGGTAATGTTCATTAACAATGAACAACTGAAAAAAATGAACACATTGGATAAAAAACCCCCGAATTTCAGTTCAGGGGAATTAAGTAACGTAAGAAAGCACCAACAAACGTACGTTATAAAAAATGTTAGCCTTCCCCACCTGCTCTACTAACTTGTAAACTATCTTAATAGTCGTACTCCCGATACCACAACCCTGTAAAGTGGATTTGTATTCCCTTTAGTTTTCTTTACTTTCTAAAGCCAGGCTCTTTATGCTAAAATGGCATATCTTATACTTCTTCTTCAACCTCAATCTCTGTAATATCAACTTTAGCAAGATATGTTTTAAGGTATGCTTCTAATTCATCAAACTTTGCATCAGCATCTCTTGCATCTAAATCCTCAATATCAGCACCGATTGTGAAGTTTGGAATAGAGAATACAACTTTACCTTTTTTGCTCTCCGTAGCACTTGCTACATTAATCCAAGTACGAGTAATGCTTTGTCTGTTTGCTTTCACAAACTCTCCCCATTGTTGGGTAGCAGAACCTTTCAATTGGATGTTAGCTAACGCTCCATCTTCTAACATAATGTAGATAGACTTTGAGTAGTGTCCACCTGCGTTCTTAACACGCTCTTTAATCTCATTGTACAATCCTTTAGCAATCTCTCCGCCTTTAAATGCCTTAACGGTCATTGGCTCTTTAGAAAGGTACTTAACCTCATTTGCGAAGATACCCGAAGAACTGGCATCATTCCAACCTTTTACGGTTGATAGTTCGTCAAGGAAAACAAACTTAAATGGAAGTGATACTTCAACATTTTTTGACAATCCTTTGTCATAATAAGAAAATCCTTTTTGGTCAGATTTCCATTCAAGAAACTTTGTTGCTGGATTTTTAGTTCCTCCAGCGAAAACTTGTGTGCGATTGCTCATGGCATATAAATATTAATTAGGAGAAATTATGTTGCTCTCCCATAACAACTTTGACAAAGATAATACTTTTATTTGAATTATAAACTTTATTTAAGAAATATTTAACTATATTCAATTTTAGCTATTTTACTAACCATATATTCGTGTTGCTTTTGTTCGTCATTAGGAAATAATGAAACAGCTTCATCATATATATCGTGTACGCTCTCTTTGAAAATAAATGTTGCATCCATAATTATTCAGTTATCCAAATTAGGTTAATAGAAAATACAAAAAAAAGTATTTGTATGATGTGTTCAGTATCTTCTTCTTCGATTTCCTCACTATTATATAACGCTCCGAGCATTACACCCTTAATTGGAACTATTGTTATTTCTCCCTGATAATGGTAAATTAATTCCATTAAGAACCAAACCACTCCTATTATTGCAGCTAATATTGTTATCATTTCGCTAATCTTATTAAGTTAATTTTTCTGTAAACATTTACGACTGATTCCTTACAAATTCCACGTTTATAATTAAATTCCATAATTCTCAAAATTCGTTGCCACTGACTTAATTTTTTCTTCATAGATATATATAAATTTTTGTTGTTCTTTTAATCCGTTACAATGGTCGTATATTTGATTCAGTCCTACTGCGTTATCTTTAGCAGCAATCTTTACAGAATCATATATCTTTTCATCACTTAATCTTTTAATCTTCCTGTAAATCGAAACCTCGCTTTCTTCCTTCTTTTTTGGGATTGGTATTCCTCTCCTGATACATTCCAACACAATAAAATCATAATCATTCCATTTAGGTCTTGGCTTATCCCAAAGCCGATGCTCTTTTACTCCAGCATCCATTAAGATTTTACTTATCTCGTGGTTTCTCATAGTGATTTCATATATTGTCCATTAATATCAATAAGCAAGACTATTTCAAATTTCCTATCATATTCAGCAACAACATAATTAAGAATAGAATTTACATCGTTGTACATCTGAACGTACATCATTAGTTCGTTTCTACTCAATTCAGGTTTATGTTTGTAGCCATCAAACTTTTCCTTGTAATATATATATATTAGCTCGGTGGGGTTAGTCTGTTTTAATCGGATATAGTCTTGTCTTGTCATAGCTACAAAGATAATTATAATTTTATTGTAATCCTACCGCTTTTGCAACTAAGTTTATGAATACCATTATATTGACCGCAATGGGGGCATCGCATCTCCCAATACTCATCACAAGTTCCATCTTTTTTTATCGGTGCATCTGTAAACCAAGATTGCATATACTTACTTGTCATTGCAGTAAATCGATAACAAAATTCTCTCTTATCGCAATTTTTCCCATTACATTTCGTCAGGTCGCTCATTTTTCTCTACTTTTATTATAAATTTATCTTCTATTGATGTATCTTTTCTAATGTAATATCTATCATTCAACTTAAACGCATCATATATTTTAAATCTTTCATTGTAAATAGTATGTACTTTGTATTGATTGTCAGGGTCAAATCTCGCATTAAATATTAAACAATCCTCATTTCCTTGTTCTAGACTGTCTTGCATACAAGCATTTCTATTTATCCATTCAAACAACCTTGCTCTTTCATTATCAGTTAATGTATTATAATGCTTATCAATTACATCATCCCAAAACATTGCTCTTGCAATTGGTCTTGGAGGAATACACGCTTCAACTAAAAAGCTAAACTCAAAGAAATCTATATTAAATGTACTCATAATTTTTTAATAGTTAAATATTCTTTAATAATTTTTGATACTGGAATATCTGTATTAAGATTAAATTGGTCAAAAATCCATTCTCCAAAAAATAATAATTCTTTTTTATCTTTTTCTTCTTGCCATTTAGCACCAGCTATAAAATGTTTATTAGCTATTTTTTGATGCTTTGCGTATCCTGGAGGAACTATTTGACCTGGTGGTATTGATTGTTTTTCTCCTTGCTTGTTTAAAGGCCATACAAAACTTTTATGAGCATGAATAATAGCAGCTTCTTCAAGTGTTTCTTGTTTAGGTTCTTCTTTCATAATGTTTTTTTTAATTGTCTATACTCTTTGTTGTTTGCCCACCATTTCTTATTAATGGCTTTTACTTTTTCTTTATTCTTTGCTCTCCATTCTCTCATATAAGTTGCTCTTTCTTCTTTTGTTGTTTTTAAAATATATATTCCCATTACAATAATTTCTTTTGACTTATTTCATACTTAGCTGGAGAGTTAATCAATTTCAGCAATATAAATAATTGTTCAGCTTCAGAGTAATTAATCCTATTTGATGACCCATTCATTCCTTCTAATCCATTGCCATCATCTCTAATACTCATAGCCACCATTCCTTTTACGTGTTCTGTCCATTCTCCTCCATTACTGTAATATAGGTTATGGAGCTTTCCATTTCCAGTTTGTAAAAACTCATAATCATACTCGTGTATGTCGTCTATAAAAATTTGTTGTTTCATTGTTTGTTCATTTTGCTGGGAGCTATTACGCAAAACCCATTGTTTAAAAATTCAGTTATAATTCTATCTATTCTACGTTGTGGTATAAAGAACACTTTTTCTAAATCTGACGCACTATTTTCTCTGTTTGATAGAAAGTACTCTAAAATAGTAAATCGTTCGTTAGGAGTGATAAAATTGCGTGGGTTCTTCATTGTTTTAAGCAAATCAACATTTGATTTTAAATAATACAGTTTATGATTTAGGTTTAATGGTTGGATGTCCAATTTCTTAAATCTTTCAACTATTGTATTTTTGTTTAAATTCAGTTGATTTGCTAAATTTATTAGGCTTATATAATTTGCCATATCGCATAAAATATTGTTATCGATATTACCCAAGATAATATCTCTATTATTGATTCTGTTTTCATTACTTCTGAATGTTATTGGTTATTCTTTCGATATAGGCTTCCTTTATAGCAATAGCTTCTTCTAATCTCTCTTTAATAAGAGCAATCATTTCCTCATCTCTTTTTACTTCAATCGTGTGGTGAAATTCCTCGCCATCAATGATGCAATAGTTAAAGAAATATGCCTTATCAGAGTTGCTACATAACATTTGCATCTGCATTTGAGCATAATATTCCTTATCGATATTCTCATCAGCTACAATCTTAAAGAACTTTGTTGCTCTTGGACACTTGATTTCGAGTATCGCATCAGAACCTACAACTCCATCGGGAGATGCTCCAGCGTGTTTGCCATAAGGGAACATAAACGATTCAGTTGCTTCAGGATGCAATTCTTGGAACTTCTTGAACGCTTGCGGTTCTAATTCTACGCCCCTTGCCATATCTGCCCCACGATAAGAGTCTTCAACCTGACCATACAATTCCTCAATTGCTTTTTCGATAGCGTAAGTCTTTCCTGTTTCTCCTAATCCACGAACTCCTAAAAGTTTATGAATTTCAGATGCTGTGAATTTTCCATACCTTTCCTTGAACCATTCAGGCGATTTTTGGATATTTACTGACATTTCTGACATTTCTACAACTTCTAAATTTTCTAAAACTTTTTGTCTATTACTCATAATACATATTTAAAATTATTATTTTTATTATTTGAACGCATATAATACCTTAATTTAGCATAATCTATATTTTCTTTCTCAGATGCTTCTTTTATTGAATTATATATTACACCTGTTTGGGAATTAATTATACTTCTTTTCATTTTATTGTTTTCTGATATTTTTAATTTAGTTTCTTCACTAAGATTTTTTCCTAAATTCCATCTACTACTATTCTCTGATATTTTTAACTTAGTTTCTTCTGACAATTTTCTTCCTCTTAATGCGTTTCCAACTTTTATACCTATGTTTGTATCTCTTTTTTTACCAGTTAATGATTTTCTTATTTTTTCTTTAGTAATTTCAGATAAAACTCTTTTTTCTTTTATAGAATTTCTTTTCGCTTCTTTATCTATCATTCTTTGAGTTGGAGGATTATTTCTTACTTTTCCTAAATTAGCAACTCTTAATTTTTCTCTTGTAACTTCAGAAATAATTTTTCCTTTATGAGCTAAAGATATTTTTAGTTTTGTTTCCTCGCTCATTTTACCTCTGTTGCTATTTGACTTTGTAAGAACGCAATTTAATCCATCTTTTATAACATTAAAAAGTTCTTGATAGTATCTTTCTTTTTCGTTTAATTCATCTCTATTACATTCTAACAATACTTCAAATTTATGCTTAGATGGAGTATATTTTTTTAGTGAATTATATAAAGC